GCATTTGTAAGCAAATATTTGCCATCGTTCATGGAAGCATATGCTGCTGCCAATCCGGTCATATCATCATTGAATAATCCCATTGGGGAAACCTACTGAAATTTATCATTAGTATTTATAGATCTCCTTCCTTACGATTTTCAGATTGATGCACATTAAACTCACCACCGGGGTATCTCTTCTTAAGTTTATCTACATTCATTTCAATAATCTCATCAAATGTGGTATCAAGTGCCATGCAAGCCTGTGCGATATACCAACAGATATCACCAAGTTCTCTCTTCATATGAAAGACATTATCTTCATTGTACGGTTTACCTTGTAGTATAATCTTCTTTACTATTTCAGTAAACTCACCCGACTCAGCAGTCAATCCTAATGCAGCAGTCAATAACTGTGATAGATTGCAATCATCTTCTAACTCAAGTTTGTTCATACGAGTTAAAAGTGCTGCATAATCTAAACTCTCTGTGCTTGTTACATCATGCACGAAGTCAAGGTATTTTTCAGTATCTACAGTCATTAGAATTTAAAATCTCCAAATGTTTTTTTGAATTTTGATTTGTCCTCATCATACTCTGTCTGCTCAGTATTGTCAATGATATCTTCTTGTGCTTTTTGTTCACAATCATATAATCTCATCTTTGCACGATCAATACCAACAACAAAACGTTTATGAATTGTTGGATCATTATATCGATTCTTTAATTGCTTGACTAATATCTGATTTAACGTTTCCAGTTCCTCAGTAGATATAAGAGCAAACATAAGATCAGCAGTGGCTGGAAGACCAAAGGACTCACTTGTGTCAGTAAGATCGACATCACTACTAGCAAAGCCAGAACGAGTCGTCTGAGTAGCGGAGACGATAGGTAAATTAGCCTCAACTGCAAGACCACGGAGTTCTTCTGCAATCGCCTTAATATACGAGTAACTATTGACATTTGATCCTGCTCTGTAACGTGAAGATGCACATATATTTAAGTAATCTATGAATATTATATCAGGTCGGAATGATTTTTTCAATGCCAGTTCATTAAGTAATCCCTTGAAGTGTCCTGAGTGTGCTGCTGCTGTTGGATATTCTTTAATAATTAATGATCCTTGAGTTTTCTTTGAGATATCTGTGACCTTACTTTCAAACATTGACATCGGAAGATCAGTAATATCTTGGATATTGATGTTTAAAAGATTCGCATCAATCCTCTCCGCAATCTTTTCTTCAGCCATCTCCATCGTAATATACAAAACGTTTTTACCTTGGAGTAAAACAGAAGAGGCAAAATGACACATAAACAAAGACTTACCCACACCAGTGCCAGCAAGCGCGATGTTAAGAGTTTTATTGGGGAGACCTCCTTTCGTAACCTTGTCGAAGAACTCCAAGTCGAATGGTATCTTATCTTCTTTTCTGTGATATGATTCATACCTTTCCTCATAATCAATTAAGTAATCATGTCCTACATGATTATCGAAAGACACAGCCAAAGCATCAGACAAAATAGAAGGAATAGCATCCCTTCCTTTAGCGTCATCTTTTCCATCTGCTAGTGAAATAGATTCTATGAGTGCCAAATATATAGCACGATCTCGACACCATTTCTCTGTTGTATCTAACAACCATTGAAGATCTGTAGGAGAATCATGTAACTCACCAATAAAATTAGTGATGTCTTTGAACATCGAGTCTGTGATATCCTTTCTCTTTTCAATCTCAATACAAAGAACCTCCTTGGTTGTAAGTTCATTATATTGTTCTACAAAATTAGATATCTCCTGATAAACAATCTTTTGTTTCTCATCTTCAAAATATTCTGATTTTAAAAAGGGAACAACTTTGCGGAGATATTCTTCATTATGTAAAAGATTTCTAAGAATTAGAAATTCAACTTTTTCCATTTAACGTATCACCTCCCAAAGATTTTTTAAAGAAAAGTTATTCAAAATATTATTATAACGTAAATAAGAACTCATAATATATTTTGTGTTGCTTTCCGGTTCTTCTCCTGCATGTGGGTAAGGCCATAATGGAGGAAACATAACTAATCTTCCTTTTCTTGGATCTATTTTCATACCATTAAAAACAGTATGTCCACCATCTTCAACATCATTTAAATACCATAAAAAAGAAACAAATCTTGAACAACTTAGTAAATTAATTGAATCCACATGGGTATCAAATGCCTCATTCATATTTGGAATATATCTTTTAATTCTCACTCTCTCAATATTATAGGATTTTGGAAATACTGTGTTTGAATAAATTCTATCTTTTGGAAAGAGATAATTAAAATTATCATTAATATACTTGAAGTAATCTTTTGATCTGAGGTGGATTTGATTAATCAATAAATCATATATTTTTTTGGATTTTTTATTTCTCCATGCATTACGACTTAAATTATATTCAGTAAAATTAGGAGTTCTATTTCTTAATGTTTTTTTATGTCTATTGAATGATTTCTCAAAATGATAAACAAGGTAGTCGCAAACATCATCTTCAAGATCATTATCATAAACCTTAATTAAATCAACTAGACGATCCATAACTAAACTCTCTTTGTGCTATTTCATCAAGAGCTTGCATTACATACTCATCAAAGTAAGTTTCTGGTTCAGCATAAATTTGTTTTGCATAAATTTTCTTTCCATTGATTTCATATCTACCTGCAACATTTTTCCATAGTCCACCAATCTCTCCAAGTTCAAGTAAACCATAATACTTATCAAGTCCACGTTCATCATAATATAAACGTATATCAACAGTTTTATTTTCTTTACTTATACGTGATTTGTGAGTCTTTGCTTTGACAATATTACCAATGACATCTTTTCCATCCTTCTCTTTTTTCTTTGAGAGATAGACAATTGTACTTGCTGCATACTTGAGACCGCTGCCTCCACCCATCTCTTTTGTAGGGACATAAGAACCGATGACATCATAAGTGTGGTTTGTAACTATTAAAGGAATTTTTGCTTGACCAAGTTTAAGTGTGAGCATACGGAATGCACCTTTGACAAGTTGAGATTTAGTCATGTCTCGAACCATCTTGTCATTCAATGTATCATTAATCTCTTTCTCTGTCGATAGCATACCAAGAGAATCTAATACAAACATACAAGGCTTGCGTTCATCTTCTGTTTTCTTCAAATATATGTCAACTGCTTTCAATGCCTTACCACGAAACTCTTCGATAGTTACAACATTTACAACAACCAACCGTGTCGTATCAATTCCACGAGACTCCAATAGTCCTTTATTGACTGCTGCTTCAGTATCAAAATAGAGGCAGTACCCATCAGGGTTAGTATCCAAAAAGTTTTTGACAACAGCAAGGGAAAAATAAGTCTTTCCAGTGCTGCTCTCACCAGCAATAGCAGTAATCTTGTTGTTAGATACACCGCCAAATATACTGCCTGATATAAGGCCGTTAAAAATGTACGAACCTGTGTCAATAAAGACCTCAGTTTCGTCAATGTCTGATGCGAGTTGGGTGAAGTCATCTCCGATCTCTTTTACAATTTCTTTCAGAAAATCCATAATTACTTTTGTATCTTGTGATATACCTCAACATAGGATCCACAAGTTGGACATGATAAATTAGTAACCATATCATACTCCATATCTTCATGTTCGTCAATATCATGATCTCCACCCCAGATCAATTCAGTGTCACAGTGCCAACAATTCATATGCCCAATAATTTTTTTTGTCTTTCAAAGTATCCGTGTAGAATCCATGAACTGCTGTTCATTTTATCTTCACCACCGATACCCCATTCAAACTTTACTCTATCATTATTTTTGAATTTGTCAAGTTCTGGTGTGTTACCTTTACCTCTGTCACCCCCATTACAGAAAACAACTTCATCTGCAATCTCCAAACACTTATCGATAGCACCACAAGCTGATCCCTGATCATCATCAGGCACAGTAATCACAGCATCCACCATTCTCAAATGACGAATGATCTCTGCTCTCTCTTTCCATGATTGAAAGTATTGACCCTTCTTACGAGTCAACCACTCCTCAGTGTTGATTCCAACAACAAGAAAATCTGAAAAATCTTTTGCTCTTGAAAAGTATGATATATGACCACTATGGATGGGATCAAAGCCACCCGTTACAAGACTCAATTTTTTGTAAAACATTAGATTACCATACCATGAGATTCACGAAGTATTTTCTTATATGGGCCACCGGGATTTTCATCAATAGTCTCTTTGACTAATTTAAGTTTTTGATACAACGCAGTATCGCCACCTAAGTGCAGTGCACTTACGATGGTGCCAAGTTCTTTGTTGTTGATAGGTAGATCCATTAG